TTTTTGACTTTTAGGTTTTGGCCGATAAGATTGTTAAATGTGCATGTTGACAGCGACTTTGCCTGCAAGTTCTGGACATTTGTTAGCGTGCATACCGTATCGTTTGTCGCCGGGAATGTAAATGCCGTGTTGTCAGTACCTGAAAATGACAGCGTGTTTATGCTGGTAAGGCTTTTACCTGTCGCCACATTAGCGGCAAGATAATCCTTTTCCCAGGTGCCCGTTGAAGTTCCTATTCCGATGCAGGTAAGCAGAATATCACAGCCAGCCGCCACTATCCAAAAAGTTGCCCCGCCATTAGTGTTGACCGTCAAAGTGCCGGTTGAGTTATTGTCAAGCTTATAGCGGGTGCCCAGTAAGAGCGTCACCGCCGATGGCAATACCACGGTCTGCGCCAATGTCCCGGTAAATTGCGTAAGAAATGGAGATGCAGCCGTCAGTGTGGTAGTACCGCCTGCGGTTGGTATAGTCTGCGAGCCTAATGCCTCGCTATTTGCGTATAGTGTGGTGAATGCGCCAGTCGCCGGTGTGGTTCCGCCTATTGCCCCTGGTGCCGGGAAGGAGGTAACATCCGCAGATCCGTTAAAGCTGGAGCCGCCGATATTGCGTGCGGTTGCTAAGGTTGTCGCTGCGCCCGCCGTAAACCCCGTAGCCGTTCCGGTGATGTTTGTGCCAACGAAACTTGCAGGTGTTCCTAAGCCTATAGCATTACTGGACGCATCAAGCCAGACGCCTCGTCCAGAAGGGTAGCAACAAAACACATCTTTAGTACCCGCTGAGAATGATACTGCCGCGCCGCCGTTCGATGAGGACAATACCAAATCCCGAGACAACAGGGAACCTGAAGCGGTATATGTGCCGATACCGACCTCCCATTCCGTCGTGGTCTGACCGACAATGGCGAAATAGGTTGTATTCAGGTTGCCTATGCTTGAGAAGCCCTGGAATCCCGCAACCGCACCTCCAAGCGTCAGTGTACCTACTCCGGCGGTGGTGGTGGTTTCCTTGACCCGATCCTTTAATATTAGTGCCATGGCGGTTCCTTATAAAAAGCCAACGACTGACCAGTGAAACGACACCCCGGCTGCGGGAGTTCCATCGGTCGAGTTGTTGATACGATACGTTATGCTGGTCGCATTAAATCCAGTTGCACCAACACATAAAACCTGACCTGCGGCAAGTGAAGGTAATCCCGTCGAGTTCATGATGCCTGTCATTGCAAGAGGAAAGGTAATCGCCAATAACCCATTGGCATCAGTTGTCCCCGTTCCCCATTGCATGACCAGTCCGCTAGGGAATATCTGGTACATATCGGTAGCGACTGACGGTGGAAATACCAGAGAACCCGCTGCAAATGCGGTAGTGGCAATCTGCGTATTAATTGTTTTAACGGCGGCTGTTGGAGCACTAGGCGTTCCCGTTAGCGTAGGCGATATAGCTTTAACCATGGCCCCCGATCCTGTTGCGGTAGTCCCCCCGGTGCCGCCATTAGCCACCGCCAGAATTCCTCCAAGCGTTATCGGCCCGGTGGTGGGCGTGTTAGGCGTCAATCCGGTTGAGCCTCCTGACATACTGGAAACCCCAGCCGCCGCACCTGTTACCGCCGCCTGTACAAATGCGGTATTGGCTATCAGTAGGGAACTGTTAGCGCTTCCGCCTTGGCTATTGGCATAATAAAAAGTGTCCACGGCTTCAGTTGCATAAGACAAATTAGTGCCGTCAGTAATCAGTATTGTGTCGGTGGTTGGTTGCAGCGTGATGGTGCGGTTTAGTGGAGACCCAGAATTTGTCCGTATCTGTACAGAAAATGAAGACAGTCCAAAGCTGTTACGGAACGTCCATTGTTGCGCGTTAGTCACCACGCCGTCAACGGGGATGATGATTAGCAGGTTTGCGGTGGCCTGGGTGCCAGTCTGCGGGACAAAATCAATAATTAGGTGTGCTTTATCAGCCGTTGTTAATGTGTATCCAGTCTGCCCGGTTGTTATAACGATGTCGATATAGGCATTTATCTTTGCGATTGCTGCCTGCACAAATTGAGTGTTGGCTATCCGTTTTGTGCTGTCGCTCGGCAGTACCGACAAATCATAAAATGTATCGACAGATTCTGTCGCGTAGGACAAATTATTGCCGTCGGTAACCAGTATTGTGTCGGTTCCCGCAATCAACGTGATTTGACGCGTCAGTGGCTTATCCGTCTGTATCGTCATAGTGAAATTGCTGGGAGTGTAGCTGTTTCTGAAAGTCCATTGCTGCGCTCCCGCCGACGTTCCACTTACAGGTATGGTAATAAGCACATTGGCGGCAAGCGGATTGGCTATGACCGGAGAAAAGTCAATTATTAGGTTGGCTTTTTGTGCCGGGAGTAAGTTAAACGTGGTTGCCCCATTAGTGATAGGGATATCGATATAGGTATTGACTCCTGCCACAGCCGCATGGACAAATGCTGTATTGGCCACCAAAAGGGTGCTGTCGCCAAGAGGTGCGGTCGCCGCCGTTTCCGAACCGTAATAGACGCCGGTTCCATTCGAGATAATGAGCGTGTTTTCAAGTGCAGGCAAAGGGATAGCCGCTCCGCCGCCCGATATGTTCACGGTGACGGCAAATCCGCCCGCCGTCGAGTTCCTAAATATCCATTGGTTTGCCGTAGCCGCAGGGACAAGCACAAGCATAACGCCGGACAGGTTGCCTGTTAAATTGATAATAAAGTGGTTTGCCTCTACGGAGCTTAGGTTATAGACGCCTGTACCGGTCAGCGCCACATCTGCGTAGGCATTTTTTCCCGTTAATACAGAATTTACGAATGCGGTATTTGCAATTAATAAGCTGTTATCGCCTGGTGCGGCGGTGGCGCATGTCTGCGCTGAATATTCAAGGTTGGTGGAGTCCGAGAAGATGGATGTCGAGGTGCCCTGCTTAAGCACTATTTGTGCTCCAGTTCCCATCGCCACGGTCAGCGAGAATGCCCCGCTGGTGGAGTTCTTTAAAATCCATTTGCCGTCCTGCTGCGGAAAAGTCACTACGATATTGCCGGTCAGCGCCCCGGTAAAATCAATAATGTCATATGTCGCCTCGCTTGTCAGGTTGATATTGCCCGAACCCGCCACAGATTTGTCAATATAGGCCGAGGATAGCGTATTCCAGTTTGCCCCGCCCGCATCCGGGTTTGACGTGTTGTTGTCTACCAATGATACCCAGAATCCGGTGGACGCCGCATTTAACAGAACAGCGCCGTTAGGGTAGCCATTTATTGCCGTGGAGAATCCAGAATTATACTTAGATATGCCGCCCGCCTGTAGCCAGCGGATATTTTCCGTTACTTCCTTCAATATGCCGTTCATGTCCTGCCCGAACGGCGCTATTCCGCCCGCCGCATCCGGCAGGAAGTTCTTAGGCGGAAATCCGTCAGCAAGCGATGCCTTGCCTATGCCAGCCTGTGAAGCTGCCGGGATTGGATAGGTGATGTCGGCGGCCGCCGCCGCATTGGCGAAAGGGACGTTGAAGAATGGCGGTGTGGCTGAGGAGATCATAATCTGGCCTATTGGTTGAAATAACCCGCATCCGGGTTAGTCGTGGTTGTCGAGTTGAAATTTTGAAGCGGTAAACCGGCTTCATAAAACTTAAGTTTTTTGAGCGAGGACACAGCGACATTAAAGCCAACCCCGGTTGGCAGCTTAAAGACGCCGCTCTGTTGTAGCATGGCAACTTCAAACGGATCGAGTATAAACTTAAAAACAAGGCTGATGGTCATGTCCAAATTATCAACCACATAACAGTCGCCACGGTTCGGGAAAAGATAGCGGAGCAAGTAGTTATAATCCTGTGTAGTTGCACGTGATATGTTTGCATAAGCTTTCGCCATAATTAAACGCCGGTACTCAAAGTCAGGCAGCACATAATTGACAGACGATGCCTGGTCAAATCCGCTAAAAAAAGGCGCTTGGTTAAATTCCTTCCAAGTCTGCGTGCCAGAACCCGCATTGACTGTAAATCCGAAACGCGGCCCGGTCAGTTGTTGGCTGAGTTGCAAAGTCCTCGATATATTGACAATGCGCCCCCAGACATCAAGCCCGTAGCCTTCAGCCGTGGACACGTCCCATACAAGACGGCTAAAATTGTCTATGTTAATGGCCTGGTCGATTGATTCTGACCAGCTATCTAAAATGGACAGGATTGTCGGTGAATTGGCGTATTGAGAGATGACCGATTCCCATAAATACACCGAGCGCATTGGGTAATGTACGCAATCGTAACTGTCGCTTAGATAAACATTTTCTGCAAATGTTTCAAAATCATGTTTTGTATAATCCGGATTTGAATAAAGGCCAAGCGTTTCATTCAGCGTCAGATTATAGTTAGCTACACTATCCGGACTGCCAGATAAAAAAAGCGTTTCATTTATATCCGCATAACTTAGGTTTCCAGTCACCAAGGAATAGGAAAGTCCAATTGCCTCGCTGATTGTGGCATGGAATTGTGCGGTTGCCTGTTGTGTTCCGCTTAAGGCAATTGTGTCAGCGCCCGCCTCATGGAACAGCGCACTGACAACGGAGCTGTCGGACAGGTGAAGGTTATTGCTATAGATTGAGCCGACCGTAGTAATCGGAGTCAGGGTAAGCGTTTCTGCCTGTGTTGCATGGCCAAATAAGGTTGCCGTGTCTGATGCCGAAAGGCCAATGGCCTCATTAATGCCTCGAGGAGTTGTTCTTGATACGGACGCCGTAGTTGACAGACCCAGTGTTTCACTACTGCTTGCAACATAATGGCTAATTGAAATAGCCGTAGTGCCGCTTACATTAATCGTTTCCGAAAGGCTTGATTGTGTGGATTTTACTGAATCCGGCGCTGGAGTAAGCGTAAGATGCTCGGTTTGGCTGTCATGGACGCCCTTAACGGAGTCGCTTGTCTGCGATACAGAAAGCGTTTCAGTTACATAAACAACATGCGCTATGTTGGAAGGCGGAGCTGCACCAAACGGCAGGACGCCAAATTCAACAAATACCGAGGCCATCTAATTTTATTGCGCGTTCAAAATATAGGTGACTGAAAGCGTATCGCCAACCGTCACGACTTTTGACCCGGCAGTGAAGTCGCCCGCGCTAAACAATATCCCGGTGGGATTGTCTATAGTGGTTGTACCGCCCAGGTTAATAAACGCACCAGCTACGGTGCCGCCCGTGGTTACGATGGTGAATACGATGGCCGACGATGTTGTCTTTACCGATGGGCTGGCATTGGTCGCCGCGCTGAATGCAGGCGATCCGCGCACCACGGCTGCGGCGATGTTATATTGCGGAGGATTGGTAAGTCCTACTTCAAGCCATCCCGCATGAGAACTTTGTGTATCAGTGTTAGCCGCCGTGCCGGTGCCCTTTAGTCCCAAAATAGCCGCACCAGGCAAGGTGTCGTTTAGTATTGAGTCATTGACGAGTTTAAGGCCTGCGGTAGTAATCAGATTTGGAAACTCATCCTCCCACTTAAGGTTTCCTTCGCTATCATGGCAGACGACGTTGTACCATCCATGCATTGAAATTCCAGAGTCAGAGCTGCCTGATGTTCCAAGCGAACCTGCGTAGGTGTCGGTGAATTGCTGTGTGTTGGTGTTCATGATGTTATCCTATTTTAAGAAAAAGTGACCGATATGTCGGTGCTAGTTAATGTTGGAACTTGGTGGATTCCGATCAGTACCGAGGTTCTGTTTGCCGTGCCGACGCCCACTAATATTTCAAATATCTGCACCCATTGTCCGAGTGCAAAAATAGCAGAATAATATGAGCTATGATAAATCTCAGCTCCAATACGCGCCCGTGAAGTTCCGCTGGAACCGTTAAAGGTTGCCAATACTGCGTCGCGTACCTGCGCAATAGCATCATTAGGCACTTGTGCATTAGTGGCCATGGTGATGGCAAACTTAATGGCGACTGGTGCAGGTATCTGAAATAGTACGGTATAGGATGGATAGGGCAATTGATAAGTGCCGTTTCCTGAGTCCGTGACCGTTACCGTAGTGTTGCCGTTATAATCGCAGCCTGGACTTTTTTTGAGCCAGATGGCATTTCCGATGGACTGCGCCAGCCCACCATATACCGCAAAATAAATGGAATGGGCTTTAAGTCTTACGCCACCTTGAGCAACAACGAAAGTCGTCGGTGCGCCAATGGTATGCGTGAGGTTTAAATTATACGTGCCGGTGCCGCCCGTCCCGGTGCCTAGCGAGCTGATAAATGTCCCTTGTTCAATGCCTGCACCAATCACCATATCGCCCACGGCTAATGTGCCACTGGCAACTGCCGACACGGTTAAAACGGTAGTGGCTATCGTGCCTATCACCTGTGCGCCTGATTGAATCGAGGTTACATTTTCCGTCCCGTAAGCATCGAGGACATTAGCGACCTGTAAAACGGTGCCGAGAATCGCATCCAGCGTCCCCTGCGCGTTCATGGCGACCGATAATTCCCGTCTAAATTCAAAGTCAGCGCGGCTTTCCACGTCTGTTCCGGGTGTGCCTGCGGCTAAATTTTCAACCCTATCCCAGCCGATAATGGCTTGATAAATAGCCGTTATATAGCCAATAGGACACGCAATAGGCCCGGTTAGAACACTTGAAAAGACAATATCAATAAATCCGGCAATGGGAATGGTGCCTGCTGCAAGGCTGGTGTAGAGATTACCGGCTGCATCACTGACCATTGAACCCACTGGAATCACGGTGCCGACCGCGCCCGTGCATCTGACTGTAACCGTGGTTGAACTGGCTGGAATCCGCGTTAAAAAATAGATTCTACCGATAGCATCCTGCATACGACCGGCTGCATAGGCGGGGTCAACACCATTTGACAGGGCTAAAAATTCGCTGTCCGTCTGCGCGATAATGGCCGTGAGAGAGCTGGCAAGCTGTCCCTGTGGGGTGTTAAGCGCCGGGTTAAGATTGCCGCCAAAGGCTTGATTTAAGTCCGCCTGTGCGCCTGCTAAAATAGCCGATTCCAGCGGTGCAATAAAGCCGTTAGCGCCGAATGTTGGAGCCGGGACGTTCGTTGTCATCTTAAAATCCTAATGCCACAACAACCCCAGCCGAAGAGGTGATTTGCACCTGCCCGCTAAGTTGCCGTTCTGTAAACGCGGTAAAAAACACCCGTGCGCCCAATACGCCGGGTACGGTCATGGCGGCGGCGATAAACTCAGAGCGGCAAAACTCAAGCGGCGGCGCATGGTTTAGAATGGATTCAAAGTAGGGTACGCCTAATAACGTATTGTAATACACCTCCCCCTTGAACGTCCTGATTGCGCTGGCAGCATCCTGAGCGAGTGCATACGGTTCTGAAGCCATGGCAATATTGCGGCTGGAATCGAGCGTTAAATCATAGCCTGGCTGTGTCATGTATAAGGTGTGCATCAGCTTACCGGCCCCGTGGTTCCTGTGCCTGATTGTACGCCGCTATGGGTGTGGCGTTCATCCACGATTTTTCCGTTTGCGACCACCGTGCCCGTAAAGGTGGTGTCCCCCGTTATGCCAAGCGTCGGCGCGTTGATGGTCATTTTTGTCGAGGCCACTATCGCCACATCGGGCGAGGTAACAGTCACTTTGGTGGTTCCTTGCACAACAACCTCCGGCGCGTTAATGGTAATCTTAACAGGTGAGTGAATCGTTATTCCGTCCGTATTGTTATAGCGGATATACTGGGTCGGTATGGTGTTCAATACCCCGCCGATATACAGCCCGTCCGAGAGCGAATAGCGACGGAAACTGCCCGGCTGTGAAGCGGCCTTGTTATTGTCTGCGATAGCGTTGACTTTAACGGAGCTTATATCACGCGAGGCGAATACAACTATGCCGATGTCGCCTATCTCCGGGTCGATAATAACCGCGTTGCTTCCCGATTGAAGCCTGAATACCGGAAGATTAGATAATCTGGCATTGGGCATGATGTCCTTGTTGCCATTAATCAAATGGACGAGTGGCTGCACGTCAACGAATCCGACACGCTCAAGTAACCCGGTGCGGGTGGTCGCTGTCACCTGAGCGAGTGTGCAAGTGGATAGATTAGAAATAAGCTGATTCACGATAAAGTTAAGTGAATCATATTCTGTCGTTGCCGTGGATGGAAATTGTTGGCCTATGGATTTTGTCATTTCGGTGTCGCCAGTGGGCCTTTTAAATTAACGGCTTCAATCTGCGTAAACCACGGCCCGCCTGGGACTTCTGATGTGAGCGTGTGAGTCATTGAGTTGATTTGCCATTGCCCGCCAGTAGGAATAACAACGGGTTCATAGCTAGACTTTATTTCAACAGAACCCCCAAAAATAAGCGACGGATTATAAACCGTGGTGACTAAAACCCCAATGAGCGTATAAGTCGGATAGCCCACCATACCCGTTTCTGGTGATATTAAGGCAATAGGCCCATCTCTGACCTCACCCATCGGCCAAATAGCTAAAGTCGCTAGTTCAAAATTATTGTTAGCAATGCCAGCATCTTTCATAATCTGTTTAGCTTGCTGTAAATAAGAGCCGTTATAGGTTGAGTCACTTAGAATGTAACTAGGCATAGTTTTGTTGGGGACAAAGTTAATGCCCATTTTTCCCGTCAACGTCCTCAGCATATCAATAGCGCTGACCTGACCAGGAAAGGGGGATGACGGGTCATTACTGGCGGCCAATGCCCCGACCGATTTAGCGACGACAGATAAATAAACGTCCGGTGAGTTGGTGTAGTCGGCATAGGATGACGAAATATTGCCATAATAGACTTGTGAGTAACTATCAGCATCGCCCGCCATAACGATGACGGTATTAGTGGCAATCGTTGGTAATAAAGCAACTACTGTTAATTGATTCATAACCGTCTGCGTCAAGCCAAATATCTGTAAGTTTAACTGTCCAAGCTGATCTAGTCCTGATGTTTGTACATTGGCTATGGTTCTGTGGTCAACAATTTCAACTCTGTTTATATCCGTTGATCCTTGAGGTGTCATCTCAAAGATAACCTTTATCTTGCGCCGTATGAAGCTCATAGGCTTACCCCATAAAGAAACTGGAAGCGTGTACCGAGTCCTGGGAAACTGGGGTTATCTGTGCCTTGCGTATCATAAAAAAACACATCGCCTATAAAGCCCAAGCATTTATCTCTGACAATTTTATTTAGGTTTTCACACACTACGCCGCCGATAACCAGCGTATTATTAACATAAACATCACAATAAAACCCGCTTGAACGCTGATACAAATTAATAGAACACGACTGCCTGGTCAGTGTAACCGTGAATGATTGCGTAGCGGTATCGGCTATCGGGATAAGTTCCATTATCTCAGTCTAACAATATTAAAATTAGCATTTGCATTCGTTGTCGTTTTAGCATCGCCATTGTGTGTCGGGTTCGCACTGTCTGGGTTCTTTGTTGTGCTAAAACTGGATTCTGCTGTAACTAACACTTCGACGAAAATAACCTCGATGACCAGCATACTCGCACCTTCTTCCGCGTCACGCCGGTAGTTAATGCCCATGATGTTGGCATTTCGGTAAACGCGCTCCGGGGTCACAATGTCATAGAGTTCGAGCGAAGCGGCCATTTCATCCAACTTGATTAAGGCTTCCGTTTTAGCCGCAAGGCCCACGGTGCCAAAGCTGGGTATTAACGCACTAAAGCCTTTCTTATGGCCGCTAAAGGACATGCACACGGCGCTGTGATAGGGGGTATTGACCTTGTTAAAGGTGGCAAACTGGCCCTGTTCAACCGGATAATTAGCCACTGCCCATTCCTTTTCATAATCCACTGAGACAATGGAATCCGGAACGATAACCGGCAAAAAATTGGCGAGTAGCGGCGGCTTAATTGAGGTTTGATAAATCCCCCAGACGGGCAACTGAAATTGTCGCAACACTAAAATAGCGTCTGCTGTCACTAGCGTGACAATGTTTAAAACATTGGCTGTTTTGTTATAAAGTGGCGGTACACCGAAACTCATACAAAGGCCGTGTTCGCGTTAGCGGCAAATAGCTGGTGCTTTAACGCGCCTGCTATGTCTTTTGAGATGGCGACTGCATCCGTTGCCCGCGTGTTCACCACAACATTACCAATGGTTACAGACTGCGATTGTGTCCGGTTCGCTGTCGGGATATTCGCGCCGTTCAGGTTGTTTTTAATGTCTTTAGCCTCTGGCGAGTTTATGCCAAAATAACGCTTGTCTAACGTCCTATCACCTTCCTGCTGAGTTTTGTCTCTGTCACCTTCCTGCTGAGTCTTGGCCCAGTTAATCGTTGCCTGCTTGTTTTTCTTGGTTTCTGGCGAGTTTTCACCCAATTTATTAGGATTAATTAAGGCGTTGCGAGAATTTTCTTCATAGTTTTTTCGGTTAATGGCATCTTTCGCCCAGTCTTTTGCCCTGTTCTCTTTAGCGGGACGGAAATAATGCTCCGTCACAGCTTCTGCCGTGGGGTTGGCCTGTATCTTGTTAAAGCCGCCACTTTCTGTATTTTTAGCTTCCCATGCCATGAACCTGAATTGTTCATCAAAGGCTTGACGTTCATCCGTAACCGATTGCATAGAGTGTCCATATTTCTTCTCATAGTCTTTTTGTCTTTTTTTAAGCCACTGGCCGACGCCATAAGACGTGCTATTATCGCTTTTAGCCGTGGGTATTAAATGGCTTTCACGAACTGCCGAGATGGTAAAGGCTTCGGCTTCGGCCTGCGTCATGCCTTCCTGCTTAAGAATATCAATGGCTTTTTTCTGACGGCCAAACAAATCTTTAGGTGCGGCTATGTTATGCGCCACGCCGCCCGCGATATTAATAATCGTTTCAGAGATACCCGAAAGCACTGTCCAGATAGATGTTAATACGCCTTTAGCGGTTAATCCGCCTTTCTTCTTGGCCGGTGCGCCCGGTGTTTCTTCGCCTTCATCGGCCTTAAGTAGCTCGCGGGTAATCGCCGCGCCGCCAATTCCTGCCGCTAACAGGGCTATTAGCTTGGCCATCCTGCCAATCGGTGTGAATCCAGCTAAAAATCCTAAAAAGCTCAAGAGTTTTATAGCCTTATCTGCTACAAATAAGGCAAATAAAATTATTAGTGCGTTACTGAGTCCGCCGACCGCTTCAATTAAATCATTAATCCCGCCAACAGCATGAACAAAGCCATCCCAAACTTTACCGGCTTCCTCCCTAAACTTATTCCAGTCTAAATCACGTAACTTAATGATTAACTGCTCAAAGCCGTCTGTTACCTTTTTTAGCCATTTTTGCCCGTCCTCAGATGCGGCCCATTTTGTAAATCTGGCGGCTAAATCGGTAAAGACAGGCGTAACGGTGGTGAGTAGCGTTAGCCCAAAGCGTTCAAAAACATCGGTTATCTTTGACCAGGCCGCCGCCCGTGCTTCTGTTGCCTTTTTATCTTCCTCGTTAGCTGCGTTGCGTTTTTTCTGTGCCTCTAATTCTTTAGGGGTGATACCCAGTAGGGTATTCGTCATGCCCTCATTAAAGCCGAATTTCTTTCCAAACCAGACGGCTTTCTCCCTGCCGGATTCTTTTTCTGTTTTCTGTAGGAACGTGGCCGCATCCAGCATGACGGCCTCTAAGTCGCGGCGTTTCCCTTCAGAATCTTTTAAACTGACATAGCGTGATAAGAAGCCAATTTCATCGGAAACGTCCCCGCCCATAACAGCCGCCTCATAACCGGCTGATACCTCACTAAACGACTGCGCCACGTCCTGCGCGGTCGCGCCGTACTTTTCTGCGATGTTTTCCCACGCTGAGAGCGTTTTTACATCAATATTGATATTCTTGGCAAGGTTGCCCAGTGCAAAGCCTTTACTGGTTTGATCCGAGATAAAGGACATTATCTTGTTCATTCCAATAAATGCGGATGTTAAGGCGAAAACCTCATACTTGATTTTATTTAACGCATTGGCCGCACTCTTGCCCTGATGCTCCATGTTCTTGAGCGTCTTGCTTGATGTGGTGTCGAGCTTCTTTAAGCCGTCCTCTTGCTTGCTTAACGCTTCGTTGGCTTTCTTTTGTGAGGCTTCAACCGCTTCAGTATGCTTGGCTATGCCTTCATTGGCTTTGTTCTGACGTTGTTCGTCTTTTTCATCCTGGTTTTTTGCGTCCGCTTCTGCCTTATTAATATCGCGGCTAAGAAAAGTAATCGGTAGGTGATTTTTAACATTGCTGACAAGCTGTTTTTTCATGTCGGCAATTTTCTTTTGACGGTTAAAACTGTCATCAGAATTTTTCTGATACATGCCTGCGAGTTCGGCCTGTTTTTTCTTGAGTTCTTCGAGTGCTTTCTTGTGCGCTTCAACGGCGGCTAATGCAGCCTTCTGGTTACGTTGTAATGCGGTGAAGGCTGACCCCTTCGCGCCTTGCTTTTCCAGCTTGTCAAGCGCGTCTGTAGTGTCTTGGATTCGTTTATTGAACCCGCTTGCGTCTAACTGAAGCGTTACGATGAGCGAATCAACGACATTCACTACTTAATAGCCTCATTTGCTATGTAATCTTTATAAGCGTCCACTGAAATCACCTCAAGTAAGTCATATAAATCTTCAATGCCCAGCACGGTGTCAAGCTCTGTGAGCGTTGCCAAACGGCTTGAAATAACTGTGCCAATAGTTTGCGGTAAATTAACGTAAGGCGTATACGCGCCCCCCACCGGAAAGACTAAGTTTAGTGGGCGGCGCTGGTAAAAAAATCAAAGTGCAACTCAAAGATAGCCTTTCTCAGTTTCAGCCGTGAAGCTATTTCTTCAATATCATCTTCAATCAACGAGCGCGTGACATTCGGCTGATTCCTGTCCGGCATAATCTTAACGCACGTCATCATTTCATTAAGTAACGGTTCGGCGGTTTCAAAATCCATACCGCCCAGCGCCTTAATGCCCAGTATCGCGATACCCGCCGCGCCGATACTGGACACATCGCCGGGAATATCCACGCCGGACTTTGCCAGTGCCAAAAATGCCCGTGCCGCCCACTTTTCGGCGGTGCTGGCGGACATCTCCGTGATAACAAAGGTCTTGCCGGTATCTCTGCCGGCATCCTCAAGCGTGATGGTAAGTTCTTTACGTGCCATAAAATGCCTCTAGGTTAGACTGGACTGCCCAAAATCAACTCCCATTTAATCTGAAACTTTCTGGGTTGTAACACTTCTTTAGCATCCGCTAACGGTGCGTAGTTCGATAAAATGCCATTTTTAAGCGTGTAGACGCGGCTTAAGGCTGGCTGGTTAATCACACCAAAGGCTGAGTAGGTATTCTTTGCCACTTCCTGCGCTGCATACCAGGCTTCAAAAAACGTATTGGATAAACTATCCGACTGTAGCGTCACGTTCATGGTTTTAATCTGTGGCACCCAGCCGGATGACATAACGCCATCCACGCCCATCAATACCTGAGAAATATCGACGGTATCAATCGAGTAGGCATCACCCGCCGAGAAGCCCTGCAAGGCTTGTGGCACTGTAAATAAACCGACTACACCCAGTGCCAGGGTTGAATTCGCGCTTGTAATATTGTTAGCCATGACGGTTCCTTATTGAATTTCTATGGAGGACATATTGATAGATTGCACGGACTGCCCATCCATGTACCAAAATGTTATCGGCGGTGATTGCCGTGCCGCTCTGACTTGTGATGTCGCTGGCAATATTTGCAAATAAAATCCCTGTGTTGTAATAATGTCGCTTATCTTCAAGCCTGCCGCTGAGTTGACCAATGCCGCTTGCTGTACTGAAAGTGGTACGCCTGCGCGTATTGCCCCAAAGTTTAAGCCTTGATAAATAGTGTCCATACACGCCGCACGAATGAGCGAGTAACCCAGTTCATTGTAGGGACTTGATTTAGCCTCAGTGAGATAGGTCATTAATGCCAGTTGGAAGGCATTGTTTAACCATATCTGATCAACGAATGAATCAATCCATAAAAAATCGCCGGATATTGAGCCGGGATTCAGGAAGGTAAAGTTATCGTTCGCGGTAGCAAAAACAGCATAGCAGTTGTAATGGTTCGCCAGTAAATTGTCGTAGATCGTCTGGGTAGTAACCAGTGGCGTAATACCGGCTTGTGAGCGGAAACAGAGATTTGTCCGGCCATTGGTTTCAGTGAAATCAATCGAGGCAATGGCGCCGCATACGAAAGCCGCCAGCGTGTAAGTTGTGTCGTAAATGACTACGGTTCCGCTGCTGTTGGAAGCGTGTAGCAGATAACCAAGACTGGTGGTCGCTGCGGCTGAAGTGGTCGCCGTGGCATCGCCATCCCAGCATACATAGGTGTATCTGTCCACCTGAGCATTGGCCCACGCTGCGAATAGTAACTTGTTGGTATTGCCGGACACATCAGGATTAAACGCGGTCATAAAACTAGCCCAGTTAGTAAACTGGTTAGTTATTGAGTCCATGTGTGTCGAGGGATTCGTTACTATCACGCCTTGTGACAGTACTGCGCCGGTGGCTGCGGTCAATTTAAGATCCGCTGAGATTGTGCCGGTGGCAAAGGTGATGCTTGAGGCTGAGCCGGTGGTTGACGAGGTGAACAAATAGCCGCCTGAGACGCTATCATAAGTCAGCGTAAAGCCAGGAGTCGTAAAGCCTGCCAGGATAATCGTAGCCGCACTTGAGAAGCTAGTGGCGGCGGTAAGCGCGATAGTGGCCGATGTTTTAAGCACACCGTCCACGGTTAAGATAATCGTGCCGGATAAGGACTTAAGTGAGGCTAGCGACATATCCGCGACTGAGCCGCCTTGCATGTAAGCTGCTACGGACGCGCTGTTATACTGGCTGAAACTTAAGCCGCCCGGCTTGATATTGGAATTATCAAAGCCTAAAAAATAGGTGCTGGCAAGTGCCGCTTCGGTCGCGCTTGAGCCAAAGTAGGCGGCGACTGCGGCATGGCTTGAGAAGGTGGCTATCGTGCCAATCGGGACGCGGTAAGATGAGGTTAAGACAATGGCATCTAAACTGAGAGCAGAACCGCCCCCGGAAATTACGCCCGGTGTAACTTGGACAATGGTCGAGGCTGGAATGGTCATGGGTTTCTACTCCAAATTAATTAAATGTATGCTGAGTGCATCAGCAAAGGCTTGTGATAAGGTGATGGTTTGGTTGGCTTGCAGAACCGCGTCGATTGACCAGCGTTCTTCTACTTGTAGCTCGCCATTGATAAAGGGTATTTGCTTAGGCGTTCCGGTATAGAGCGGGGTAATGCCATAGCCAAAGGTATTGAATATCTGCACCCCGTAATCATCCCTAAACGTGGTTGTGATAACGTGCGCGTAATCGGCGCTGTTGGGGCCGTGAACATCAATCTGCACGGTGGCTTTAATCGGTTGTAACAGTTCGGCTTTACCCGCCGCCAGCTTGCCGCTAGATAGGTTCTGCGACTTGCTAATGGTGTACTTATAGCCCGGCAAAACGGTGGTTATTACAGTATTCGATAAGACATTAACGCCTAATATCACGCTGCCAATGTCTAAATTACCGTAGTTTATCGCGCTGACTGTGAGCGTATTACCCGCTATACTGCCCGTAAAGACGGTATCAATATAGGTGTCATAATTCGTGCTTAACCGCTCCCTGAATAAGGGCGTTAAGACTATAAAATCATCCCGTAACGGTTCCGGTACGCGATTAATCTGCCCGCGTATCACGTCCACCCTGTCCGGTAAAACTTGCAGGATAAACAGCCGTAACGCGGCCATTAAGTAAGTTTCGTTATTACCCAGCGGGGCAAGGTTGCCGATGACTTCGCCCGATAAGCCCAGTGAAGCGGCTTTGAGCCCTTTAAATACGGCTTGTGCGTTCTGACTGGCGGCCAGTGTTGCGCTGTCGGTGGTTGAATCCGGGAAGTCCATTAGTGCAACCGATTATATAAATTAAGCATATTCTATGTCTCAACTATCTAAAATTGTCATTATCTAAACTCACCAAAACCGGCTAAAATAGCCATGTGGTTGTAACTTGCCTTTGTGCAAACCAATCACTAATAGGCTGGGAGAGCCTAGAGTGGAGGGGTACATAAACGGGACGGCCATTTGTATTTGCCAAACCCGGCTCCGTTGAATCTCGTACTGATGCAAATCAGATTCCAAGCACCAGTTATTGACCATTTATTGACTAGAGTTAAGCTGTCTCGTACAGACAACTTTACTCCAGTTATTAACCAAGCTCCAATCTTCTAAAATCAGCGTCACTAAGTATTTATTGCCATTAAACAGCGTGATTAAATCGCCGCCCGTACCATCGGGACGGACTACGCCGGAGACTTTACCGAATAGGTACATGCTGACTTTATCGCCCTGAATGTTCAAGCCGTCGAGTAGTTTTAACTCGTTAAGCTGCAAGGATTGGAGCTGAACTCTAATCGCTTCCGGTGCGGCATAGGCGGGTATTTGCTTGCCGTCAATCGCGGTCGTATAGCCTGTTGAACGGTACAACGTCCCGTCAATATCAGGATTAACCACGGTTATTGCGCCCCGTACCAGGCCATGAAGGTTCATTTTAATACCTCTGTAATCGCTATAATACGGTTATCAAAGATATATTTAATGGCTGTTTGTCCGCTTTGCAGCGTCATACATTCACCTTGTATTTCCCCTTCTGGTGTCCCTACGACAATATGCACCTCTTGTGATGGGGAACAATGCGCATCTATTGTCACAGTTGTTGTCATTAAGATACCTCGTGGTGTACTGACTGGTACATGTGCGCTGTCTCAATCAAAGGTTTGTCATCGCCTTTTTTGTCAATCGTAACTTGTGCAAGCGGTGGATCGACTAAATCATGAATTGACTGTTTGAGTTCATTAGAAATGATGCCCCCCATTTTATTCAGTGCTATTTGTGCGTCCAGGTCATTGGCTTCTAAAAACGCTGAGAGCTGTTCACCCCATTCGCCGCTGTGCTTGGCAATCATATTTCTAAAGTAGGGACGTGGTGGTTGATAGCCCGTAATGTCCCCTGCTTCGTTTTTCTTGCCGGCCTTGCCAAACTCGTTCCATATAGCCACTTTAGCTAATGAGGTTCCATCGGGGTAGGGGCTTTCTTTCATAAAGCCAATATCGACTTTACTGGCTTTAGTAACATTTGCCTGAATACCTGCCAGGTATCTTTCCAGCTTTGCGCCGCCGGACAAGCTGATTACTGCCACGTTCCACCCCAAGGCGCATAAGGATCAACCACACGGTACGGCTGAGGCACGTAAAACATGCGGCGGTATTGTTCGGTCGCTGCCCAGAATTGCGCGCCATACGGTGTTTGCTGCCACCATTGCACGGTGCCGGGCGGGTAATTGTTTTCAATGCTCAATGACACGCTGCCCTCGGTGACATTACTCATTCTTCCTACTAAGCCGCTCGGCGCTTGGCCATTAATCGGTGCGGAGAGCTTGGCAATGTGCGCCACCACCATATTTAACAGCATGGCGCGGGTTGTTTCATCAATAATGGGGCTGGCGGTCGTGTTGTCGCAGTATAGGCCGGCTTCGCTAAAATAAGACTGCGCCATCGGTTCAGTCACCCACGGCGCGAGTTCAGGATAACGAGTAGCCCAGCTTGAGTAAGCGAAAACGACGACGGCCATATCAGTTCATCATTTGTCGTTCTGGTTTTAATCCCTTGCCTGGTTTATCAGGATCTTTAGGCTCAAAACCTGTTTTTAAATCTTTGCGTTCTTTGGCAATCGCTTCCGCGCCCTTGCTGTCTTTGTAGGCAAAAACAATGCCATTGGCTACTACGATGCTCTTGGCATACAACCTGGCCCATTCCTCAAAAAAGTCTTTCGGGATGTTTTCGGTAATGCCGAAGCCGCCCACGACTGAGCTGCTGTTTGCGCCTTTTAAGGTAAAGCGTTTCTTGCCCTCCGGACCGTCTATGTCCAGGTGCAGGCCGTTCGGTAATTTACAACCGACTGTGACTGTTTCTAATGACATTTATCTTTCCCCTATATAAACTGATATACCGTTTTCACTACAAAACTTGATTATTTCATCCGCGTCTTCTGCGGGGGCCATGAGAATAAGCGGCTTTTGTGGATATTCAGTCGCGCCGGTTATTTCAATGTTTTCTAGAACTTCAAATGTGCCTTCTATATCTGCCATAAAATCCTCTGTTATAAAAAACCGGCCAACTGCTTGGCCGGATGCAAGCCAAGTACATTGTCTTTTCTTTTGCGCTCGTGTATATAGAATGGCCTGCGCCCTGGCCCTTTTTTAGTATAGCTTGGGCTTTTCATACACCCACCATACTTGCTATTGCAAAGGGTTGAAATATCAATGCGCCCCATGTACCTTGACTTTTCTTTTGCTCAAAGTAGCTTAATCCACGGATAATCGGATGCGCCCGCATTTTTTCAGTAAATCCGCAATAGCCGGTTTTTTGACCGTCTAGTGATTCAGCGATTAACTGCACCAACTGCCCGCCGGTAGTGGCGTACTGAGTCGCTGTTTCAAAGCGAATGTTCGGGAAGTTCTTCTTTAAAAGGTCGTAAACATTCACGTTATAGATGTTAGTCGTTGTCAATGCCACGGATGATGCGGGTGACATAGCCAGAACCATCTTAGTATCCATTTCAATCAAGCCGCCTGACTGGTTGACCAGTTCAATGAAAAGGCTTTGTATGTCCGCATAAATTTCGTTCGCTGTCGCTGTGACTACACCGCCATAAATCCAATAGGGCGAGTGTGCCAACTTGGTTCCTGGTGCGATAGCCGCCGATAATGAAGCGTCATTGAGCAAGCCATAGTTTTGCAAACCTGCAATACCGTAAAAGTAGCTATCGTTCTGGAATTTATCCAAAACGACTGCACTGGCAATATTAACCTGGCTGGCATAGTCAATCTTAGCTAATCCGTACATTTCAAGCTGCCGTTCACCCCATTGCGAAACAGTTTGATAGTGATAGCTCTGGCGCACCGGAAAGTTGGCGTTGGCGCCGGTTGAACCGTTATTACTGTAATCGCCATAGCTTGAGACTTCGCCTGTACGTTCAATAATCGGGAAAGTCGCTGTATTGGTTGTCCAGTCGCCTTTTTTGGCTTCGCCCAAGATAACTGCGGCTTTGTTCGGTGTCAGTAAGACTTCAATCAGCTTCGGGTCAATGTAATTGGATAAATAGTACGGAATACCGGAGTTGCTGACAGTCACTAGCGCGGGTTGAGCCGCGTCCATGGCGAGCTGACGTTTAACCGAGTCGGTTAAGACTGTTTTAGCGTCCATTCCTAAATGGATGCCATAGATGCTTGAGAGTTGGTTGAACTCTGAAACGCTTTGTAATTGGTTATTCATGACGTTTACCCCAGTAACCAGGTTGAAATTTTAATCAGTTCACCCACGGCCCCGGCTGTCATGGCTTTCCATTTTGTCGCCACCCCGCACACGGTCGCGGCTGATCCAGACGCGGTATAGGCTGACGTTTTGTTAAGCGTGTAATTGCCTATGCCGCCCACGCCGGTTCCTAGTGCTGCGATAACCGAGCCGGAAGTGACAGCCAGTGTCGCAATCGGATCGCCTACGTGTAGCGTACCGGAAGCTACGGCGGTGACGTGAAGCTGGTAAGACGTAACCAGTTTAGACGCGCCGGAGGCCATATACTGTGCTGCCCCGCCTAGTCTATAAGTGCCTACGCCTGCCACGGTGCCGGTTAAAACAGCGGTAATTGGTGAATTGGCAGTTGTCGCATTGGCAACAATATCGCCCGCATAAATAAATCCACCTGCTACGGTTGTTACATCAAGAACTGTTGATACAGTGGTAGCCGCCTCTGTTGTGCCGGTAGTGGCTGCACTGGTGATATAAGTACCTGTGCCGCCTGTGCCTGTGCCTAAGGACACAATATAAGTGCCTACAGGGACGCTGGCGCCGGTAATAATGTCACCGACATGCAATACGCCGGAAGTCAGTGTAACGACTGTCCAAGTCGTGCCTGCGCCGGTAGCTGACGCGATAACCGCACCGATTGAGGCGGTGCAGGAAGCGCCCACGGAAGCCGTGAAAGCCGCTGCGGTTTGGATGGTGTTCGGTGCAATCGTGCCGTCTGCATAACTTGCGTAAATGGTGTCATTGACGGCGGCTGCACTAACGCCGTTATTAACCGCCCAGAAATCGCCTGCTTGGTGCAAGGTAACGGGTAAGCCGGTGGGTACGGTTTGGGTCGCCATGCCTAAGAACGTGGTAATTAACGCTTGCTGTTCGCGGTGTACGAAGCCAATTGGTGCGCCGGACGTGGATGAGCCAAAGTTATTGGCTATCGTCGGTGCGGCTGGATCGACCCAGGCAAAGCGACCAACGGTTACGCCGCTTGCGCCTGCGACTAAGCCGCCAGGTGTGGTTAAAACGGAAGCTCGTGGGTTCGCACTGGCGAAATCGCCTGCGACCGCGGGAGCGGGTTGTACGTTGACTTGAGTTTGAAAGGCCATGGCTGATTACCCCAGTTGAGTGATGAGTGAAGCGGCTGGGAATTTCTCAGCGAAATCATGATAATTCGCCTCGTCCATTGCCTGCGTAACGGGTGCCGCTGACGGTTTAGGCTGCGCCGCTAAAATGTGCTTGTAAGCGGACGGATGCACGTCATCCAGTGCCACGCCTAACGCTGTGAGTGCGGTTTTGTACACATCTTCGGCTGAGTCTTGCGCCACCAGTTCGCCCACGTAAGGGAAAACCGCTTTTTCTGCGGCTTGAATGGCGCGCATTTTCAGGATGGTTTTTTGTTCAGCCTGTGCAATCGCCGCGTCCATCGCGGCCAATGTTACTTCGGGTTCTGTTTCTTGAGTTTCTTCGGCTTCTTTTGCCGCTTGATCTTCGGGTAAGTCGGACATGGTGGCCGCTCCTGGTTGGTTAGTTGAATCTACAGCTAAACGCTGCATAAGGTGTATTGCGGTATTAAAATCTTCAGCACTTAATAAGCCCTGTAAAAATGTAGGCACGTCGATAATGGGGTCGCTGTCGGTGGCGAGTTTGGTAGGCTTACTTGTTTTGGCATGCATAGCCAATAACTTTTCTCTTGTTCTTACTGCACTTTGATAAAGCGCGTTATAGGCTGCGTCGTCTTTATAATTGCCTATGCCAGCCCTTAATAAAGTAGCAGCTTCATTGAGAGCGTTACGTAATTTGTTTTTGTCGCTGTCATATCCGCTTGTTTCAATACCTTCTGTCAGCTTTGATGCAAGCGCGTGTCTTTCATTTTCGCTCTTTGGTCGGGTAATGGTTTCCGCTTCCTTCGGTTCTTGCTTGGCTTCCTTCTGAGAGCTGCCGCCCCCGCTGATAACATTGCCTTCCCCGCTGAATTTTACGTGTTCGCCTTCGATAGTAACCCAGTGGCCTTCATCATCCATCTTGGCATCACCTACAATCACATCACGCCCAGCCCTGCCAACTGCAACCAGAGCTACATGATTGCCGCGAATGTCACGCATCACGCCGTCATAGTGTTCGCCCCCGTAAGTGCCGTGTGTCATATCGGCGCGGTAACGGTAGGCGCATGAAAGTTCACGTTGTTCGTTGTTATCAATGCCGGTAATGGCATCTGCTGCCCAGATAACTAAGGAGTTCTTGAGATAGGTGCCATCAAACTGTGCGTCTGTTCCTGTGGAACCGACCACGCTATCCGGCTGGTGATCTTGCGCGGAAACGGGAATGTGTTTGCTTAAAAGCGGGATATTGTTAAAAGTTGCTGCGGCTTTCTTGAGTTCTTCAGGGTCACGGAATAGCTGGTAAACCGTGTTGGCATCGAGGCCGAGTGCCTGATAGTCCGGTATTTCACGGCCATAGTACGGGTTAATGGCTGACTTGCTGATGTTGGTGGTGGAGACGTGAAGTCTACCGTCCTCGTCCAGTCGCCTGACGGTGTTCTTGTCGTAAGCTAGAAAATCACTGTCCACGTATTAATCCCCGTTTAGTATTAATAAAACGCACTATATACTCTTATATATTGCATTAAAACAAGGCGTAATCTAAAGTGACACTGAATGAAACTTTAAGGATTTTAGCCATGTTGAGTTATGAATTTATTATGTTAGGCCAGCGCATTGTCGGCATCATGCACGGCTATCAAAAGCCGTTAGCGTTAAGGCTGGGAATCAGCGTCATGACCGTCAAGCGGTATGCGAGCGGGGAATGTAATGTGCCTAAGTGTATTGAGCTTTTTATGCGGGAGTTGGTGAAGTGATAGTACGATTCCTTCCATCACTTTTCGTAAATATTCAAAGCGTTTCAAAACGACTTGAATAAAGGATGGGGATTTCCCACCCCTTTATTATAAAACAGGTCGTAATGGTGGTATAATACACCCCGCTGGATAGGTAAACGTGACCGAACCGCCCTTTAGAAAGGCGACCCAGCATCTCTAATCCCTAACTAAAAAGGAATCAAAATGAATAATTCAATCACTATTGGCACCATCACCATTCATCAATCTGCTAATGGGCTTTATCTGCTCACTGACTTATGGAAAGCGAGTGGTGGAGAATTAAAAAACTTGCCGTCAAAATATTTGATTTTAAAAAGTACAAAGTCACTTATACACGAATTAGGAAATGAAAATTACGAAAATGGTGTACCTAAATCTGGTAGCATTTTAGTTATAGAATCTGGCCCTAAAGAATTTCATGGAACCTATGTTTGTAAAGAATTAGTCTACACATACGCCATGTGGATTAATCCAAAATTTTATTTATTGGTAGTCCGCACATTCGACGCGCTAGTTAATGCCCAAACTAATGAAGCCGTCATAGCCGTTAAAAACCAGCTCAATGAAGTTCAACTTGATATGTTCCGTCGTGAGCCACGCGACAAACAATCATTAGCTGTCATCCTGCAAGTGGCTACCGCAAAAGTAAAACCTTACTTCGATCACTTAGTCTCTATTGGTGAAGTAGGCCGTCGCTGGATTCCTCAGCACGATAAAGCCGAATACTACGCGCTTGATACATCACGCCACGTCATAGGAAAGAAAGGCAACACGGTTTTATTTGAAGAATCGGTTGTTGGTCTGTTTCCTCAGCAAGATAGTCTTGTTAAATAATAAACAAAACACTTGCGTTAGTGTTTTAATCTGTTATACTTTACCCAACGTCACGACTTGATGACGATTAACGAGAGAGAGACAATGACTAAGAGCCAAATATTAAAAACATTACTGAAAAACGGCATGAACATGGAAGCTGTTTTAAATGCTTCGCGTGATGAGGTTGAAATATTTATTGATAACGGACACGGTATTGCAGACGACAAGAAAACTAAAAAAGAAATCACCAAAGCTAAAAAAATACTTGGCTGGAAAGGTGGTTATTACTCAGGTTATGGATCGTTAATATTACAAGCTAATCCGCGTGATTTAGGCGACTGGAACGATGTAAGTAGCCGTCATCATTACTAAAACACCCCCGCCACGGACGGCACTAAAACAACAATAACTAAACTAGAGAGACACAATGAAAAAATTAATACTGAGTACCCTGCTTTTTACCGCATTTATGAATACGTCGTTTGCTGATTCGCCCTGTACATTTACAAGAACGGTTACCATTCCACACGGACAAATGTTTGAGGGTGATACTTATAAAGAAACAATATATTGTGCTAGAGACATTGTTATACCCCCCAGCAAAACTTTTAAAGGCGGCACGTTTAAAGTAGAAGGGCTTGAACCCGATACCCATGGCGGCCATATTGGATTCTGCATTGATATGTTGAATATTATGAGATCGTCACCGGAAATGGGGGGAAAGGGAAGGCTTCCCGTTGAATTGGTGAAAGCGGCTAAAGATATTTATTTTAATGATTGTAATAAATAATGATAACCCATGACTAACCCCGAAGTCTACCGCAAGCGCGAGCTTAAAACCTGCCCCGTTTGCGGCAAAACCAGAACCGCCATGGTGAGAGCTGAGGCAACGTGTCGTAACTGTAGGGCGCGGTTAAAGCGCAATAGGGAAAAAAATTATGTATGAAGATTTGCTGGATAACATAGTTCGTGACTTGAAAATCAAAACCAACGACGACGCAGCCATCATTGTGGCGACGCTATTCAACAAAACCACCCGATGTTTTGAAACGGCAGTACTTGTAACAGATACGAACTTAATCGAACATGTCCCTGGAATGCTCCGTGATGTTTCAAATAATATTCCAAATTATAATAATTTAACCATCAATATAGACGGCATCATCAGCCTATGTCGGACGGGGAAATAGAATGATAATCAGCCTATTATTCCTAATCCTGTGTTTCCTCGTCTTTGGCCCACTGGGTTTTCTAGCCGGTCTGGTGATTGTGTTTATCTTTGCCGCGCTCTACATCGCGCTAGACGGGTTTAAAACCCTGCTGATACTGCTTAACTGGCTATGTGGTGAGCTTGAAGTGTTGCTGGTTAAGTTTATCGAGCTGCTGCGCGTGTCCATTAAAAACACGCTATTAGGCGCGTGGTGGCTGCTCAAGACACTGGCCTTTATGACGACATTCCCACAAGGCCGCTGGGGATTATTAACGCTGGGGATGGTGGGGATTGTGTTCTATCAGATATGGACGAACATGTTGCTACACCTGTTTTACCACGATTATTTTACTTACATTCGTGACCATTAATCCCCATGGTCGGCCTTGCTATGCGATCCTTTTGCGTAACGCAACCAGGTATCGCATACCGGGCAATACTGAAGCCGTAAGGTAATCATCTGGCCTAGCCTGTCATTGTCGCATTGGGGGCATTGTTCGGTGTAGGCTGGCACCGGGATAGCTTCATCCATTAAATCTAAATCAGGAATCATAAATAGGCGCTCATGAGAGCGCCTAGATAAACCTTATCTTATGCTGCGGGTTCAACGGGGTCGGGTTCTTCGGGGTCGGGTTCTTCGGTTACGGGGG